CCTTAAAAATACCCTCAACTAGCCCGAACCAGCAGGAACCAGCCCGAACCAGCGGTGGTTTAGCAATATCTGGCCGTATCGAGCCACGGTTGGTCACGCCTGTTCCACCCGGTGAGAGTTTTGGTCCTTCCCTGACCTTGTGGGCTAAGCGCGTCCTAGGAATTGATCTCATGGATTGGCAACAGCGGATCGTGAACGATGCGTTAACTGTGGATGCCAACGGCGACTTTGTGTTCCGTGAGGCTTGTATCAGTACGGCACGTCAGAACGGTAAGAGTCTGGTAATGCGTGCGGTGGCAGGGTTTATGGCGACTGAGTATGCGGCCGCTCGGCGTGAGCCTCAAACGATCGTGATTGTGGCTAACCAAAAGCGTCGAAGTATGGCTTTGTTTCGGGATGTTGTCCGCGACCTTGAAAACTTTGATTGCAAGGTTCGTTGGCAAAACGGTGACGAACGGATTAACTTCCCTGACGGCTCAAGCATTTCAGTGGTTGCGGCGTCCGCTCACGCTCACGGTATGACCGCCTCAGTTCTGCTGGTGGATGAGGTTTGGGACATTAGCCCCGAGGTCGTGTTTACTGCTTTACGGCCTTCACAGATCGCAGTCAAGAATCCCATGATGATGCTTTTCAGCACAGCGGGCGATCAGGGCAGTACCGTCCTCCTGCAACTAAGAGAACAGGGCATTGCGGCGATTGACTCAGGCCAACCGACGGCGCTTTATTTCGCCGAGTGGTCACTTCCACCCGGGGTGAGTTTGGAGGATCGGTCATATTGGGGCTGGAGTAACCCCGCGCTCGGGACGACAATTACGGCCAAGGCTTTAGAGTTGGCGTTTGATTCTCCGAACCGTCAAGCGTTCATTCGAGGCCACCTCAATCTTTGGGTAGATTCAACAAATTCCTATTTGCCAATCAACTTATGGAACGACCGAAAATCCGACCGACCAGCACCACCGACCCAGTGGCTCACAATTGACTCATCGGTTGATGACTCGCGCTATGTCGGAGTTTCAACCGCTTTTGATGACGGACGCGTGATCGTGTCGGTTGCGTTTGTTGTGGAGTCGGCTGCACAAATGTGGGAGGAAGTTGTGCGGATTATGCACGACCAAACCGTCAAACTGGCGGTCACCCCATCGCTAGAAATTCATTGCCCCCCAGACTTGCGACGTCGAATGCAAATTGTTGGTTACGCCGAATTAATGAAATGGACTGCAGCTTGTCGGGCCATGATCGTGGAGGATCGCGTCAACCACATTGGCGATATCGCACTTGCCGAACATCTCGCTCGAAGCGTCGCTGTCAGAACGGGCGGTTCCATTGTTCTCAGTTCGCAGAAGTCACCCGGACCTATAGAACTTGCCCGGTGCGCAGTGTGGGGAATCATGCTCGCGTCCAAACCAGTTAGGTCTAGTAAAGCCGCTTTCGCTTTTGGCTGAGGGTACTTAACACAGAACAAAAAGTGTGAGAGACTCGCAAGTGATGGCTCTTTTCGGTAGCAAGAAAGTTAATGCGACCCCCGCGTTTGCGTCTGCTCCCGTTCAGGCAGCGGCTGGTTCAGCCGCGCAGATCGGCGACTTTTACGCGTACTCTGTCGGGGAGTTGCAACGACTCGCTTTGTCTGTGCCGACCATTTCGCGTTCAATTCAGATGATCGCGTCAATGGTCGGCTGCTTGGAACTTAAGCATTACACCACCCAGTGGACTGGATCCGAGTACGAAGAAATTTACATTCCCAATGAGCAGTGGATGGATCAGCCCGATCCTCGCGTGACTCGAAACTTCATTTTTTCGCAACTGGTAACCGACCTCATTTTGTGGGGTCAGGGCTTTTGGTATGTCACCTCACGGTCGTCCGCTACTGGCCGTCCGCTTTCGTTTGAATGGCTACCCGCCGCAATGGTCAGTCTGGGCGACCAGCAGACCGCACAGCGTTTCGGACCGTCCAATGACATCATGTTTAATGGCGTCCAACTTAACACTGATGACGTCATCCAATTCTTGGCACCGTCGCAAGGTTTGCTCTATACGGGCAACCGCGCAATTGCTACAGCAATCAAACTGCAACAAGCATCGGATCGTTTTGCCGTTAATGAGATTGCTGCCGGCTGGCTTCAGCAGACTGACGCCTCCGAACCGATGTCAGCCGAGGACCTTAGTGAACTCGCAGCTGCTTGGCGCAACGCTCGACAAGTTGGTGCCATTGGCGCACTTAACAGCGTCGTGACTTTTAAAGAGTTCTCCAGTGACCCGAACAAACTGCAACTGATTGAGTCGCGTCAATTTCAAGCATTAGAACTGTCTCGGGCCACTGGAATCCCTGCATATTTGTTAGGTATCGGCGTTCAGGGTTACACCTACCAAAACGCACAGTCCGCACGACAGGACCTTTACTTGTTTGGCGCAAAACAATATTTGGATTGCATTGAACAAACATTGTCAATGAACAACATTCTGCCCCGTGGCCGTTATGTCGAATTTGACATTGACGACTATTTGGCAGAAAACGATTTAGCAAGCGTTGCTTACGAACCGTCAGCAGAAGAACGCAGATCAGAGGAAATGGCATGATTCGACTTACAGCCGATCTCCCCACATTGGACTTCGCAAAATCAGATAGCGACGCACCCGCGTCTATCTCTGGAATTGCAGTTCCGTGGGCACCAGTTACCGCGACCGTTTTAGGCGGTCAGCGTGTCGCGTTTGAGCGAGGTGCTTTTGATGTCAATCAGAAGGCCGCCAAACTCATTGAGGGACATGACCTTACGCAGTTGCGTGGCACTGTTAACGCTCTTGCCGATATGGATGAGGGCCTCGGCTTCACTGCGACGTTTGCTCGCACTCGTGCATCACAGGACGCAGTTGAGTTAATTCGCTCGGGTGCTTACGATGCCGTCAGTGTTGGCGCAGAAGTTCAGGAGTCGTATTACGACAAAGAATTGAAGGCCACCGTCGTCACTCGCGCTTCACTTGTCGAGTTATCGCTTGTTGCCGTTCCAGCGTTTTCGGGCGCAGAAATACAGACACTCGTGGCTCAGGCCGACGAACCCGACGAAGAAATCCCAACAGAAACAACCCCACCAACACCATCCGAGGAGGATGAAATGTCAGAACCCACAACCGTTGAAGCCGCTGTTGCGACTCAACCGATCTATGCAACCGCCAAGCGCGAATTCAAATTGCCGTCAATGTCCGAATACATTTCGGCTTTTGTTCGTGGAGGAAGCGATTTCGCACAACTCAACGAAAACATTCGCGCCGCAGCTCCCAACGTGACCACACCTGACATCCCCGGTGTGATCCCGACCCCCATCATTCAAAATGTGTTTAACTCGTTTGTCGGCTCGCGCCCTCTCGTGGATGCAACCACGCTTCGACCCATGCCGCAGGGAGGCTCAGTTTTCATTCGCCCAGTGGTGAATGTCCATAACTCAGTGGGCACTGCCACACAGAACACGACCATCACCGCGTCGGCTTTCGGCATTGACGACATTCAGATCACCAAGACCATTCAGGGTGGCTATGTTGAAATCAGCGAAGCCGCAATCGACTGGTCACAGCCTGAAGCACTCGGACCGTTGCTTGACGACATGGCCCGCGTGTACGCAGACCGCACCGACTTGCTCGCCTGCTCGGAATTGCAGACTGGCACCACCAACAGCAACAACTTTGCTAACGCATCAATCGCTGACCCGGCATACTGGGTTGAGTGGATGTACACCGCAGCTGCCGACATCTTGACTGGTTCAAATGGCAACTTGCCGTCCATCTTGGCTGTGTCACCAAACGTCTGGAAGTTGATGGGCAGTTTGTCCGATACCGCTGACCGTCCGTTGTTCCCACAGGTGGGCCCAATGAACGCATACGGTTCGCTCAATGTCGCTTCGACACAGGGTGCGTTTGCTTTCGGTTTGCGCGTTGTCGTTGACCGCAACTTGACCTCGGCTGGCATGACGATCCTTGACCCCCGTGCGCTTGAGAACTACGAAATGGCGAAGGGTGCAATTTCCGTTGAAATGCCCTCACAACTTTCACGCCAAATTGCGTTCCGTGGCTACTGGGCATCCAAGGTCATTGACCCAACCCTCACCATCAAGGCCGCCTTCGTCTGATAGACGAAAACTTCGAGAGGATCTGAATCATGGCCGTATTCACCGTCACGCACGCACAACGTGTAGACGACTACGCCGTGATTCAGACCCTTGAGGCCACAGATATTACGATCGGTCAAACGATTGTTGTTGCAGGAGTAGGAAACAATTTTGATGCGACTTACATCGTTCAGGCTGTCCCTACTTTTCTGTATGTTGGTATCGGCGTACAAGGTGACTTTATATTTGATTACGAAGTCACCATCACGAATCAACTACTTGTCAAATCAAACTTCGATAACTATCAAAGAGCTTCAGCGACTGGAACAGTAACTTGGACCCAGTCTTGCACTTGGTTGTCATCAGTTGCCCCAGTGACAGAGTTTCTTGGGATCGCGTCGGCCACGGCAAATGACACCGCGTTCCTCACTACTTGTGTTGCAGCTGCAAACGCTTGGTGTTTTAGGCGTCGCGTGCAGGCTGGTTACCACGACAGTCTTACGACCGTCCCTGACAGTTCAGTGCTGTTAGGAACCACGCTTTACGCCGCAGGGCTCTACCGTGAACGCGGGACCACTGGAGACAGTTACGCATCGTTTAGTGACATGAGCGGACCACCGTTAATGACCTTGGGTCGAGTAAACCAGTTGCTTGGCGTTAAGAGATCGCAGTGCGCATAACATGGCTGGCATTTTTACGGACGCAATCAACGCGGTCTCAGCATCGCTTACGGCCCTCGGGCTCAAACCTGTTACCGATCCACGCAACGCACGACCGCTCACTGTCTTTATTGAGTTGCCGTCGTTTGAATCGTTTGGTGCAAACCCAACATCCAAAGTTTCAGACGTCACAATCACTATTCGAATCCTCGGTGCGCCACCCTCCAACCAAGACTCAAGCGACTACATTCTTGGCGTCGTGGACACAATCCTCGGCTCAAACATTGCAGTCATCTCGGGACAACCATCCATCGCAACGATCGGGTCGCAAGACCTCCCCTGTTACGACCTCACTATCAAACTTACAGCGACCCGCTAACTAACAAAGGAAAAACATCATGGCAATCGTTTACCAAGGCTCTGGACAGATCACAATCGGAGCCAACAACATTTCACTCAACTGTTCATCCATTACCCTCGAAGCAGGCTTTGACTCGCTTGAGGCAACCGTCATGGGAGCCACTGGGCACAAGTTTGTTGCTGGCCTTCAAACGGTCAGCGTTTCGGCAACAATCTTGCTTGAGTACGGCGCGACCTCAGTTGAAAAGTATTTGTCAGATGTCGTCGGCGACGGCGACACCACCGTCATCGTTGCACCAGACAGCGGCGTAGCGGCACCCGGAAACCCGATCTATACGATTTCTAACATGATGATTTCGTCGTTTATGCCGATCTCAAGTACCGTCGGCTCCCTTGACACCATGACCGTTACAGGCACTGGTGGCACTTGGGTTCGCGCAGTAGCCTGATCTAACCAACACAAACAAAGGACCCCGACATGATTGGTATGACGTTACGAGTAGAGATGCTCAACGGAGAAACACACGAGGCACCCATCACCTACGGTGTGGCGTGTCGCTGGGAGGACCATCATCCTCAACTCTCCGTCGGGCAGTTTCTAGAAAACATGAAATTCAAGGCTTTGGCTTGGTTGGCATGGGACGCGGTCCGCTCAAGTGGCGTAATCGTTGAACTGTTCCCTAAGTGGGTTGAAAAAGTAGGGGACATCACGTTTGTCCCAAAAGAGAAACCAAAGCAGGACGCGCAGTCAACCTCATAGCGCAACTGGCATTAAGGACAGGCATCAGCCCATTGGATTTGATGGAGTGTCCAGCGTCGGTTGTGGATGAGATGGTTCGTTTGCTTGTTGAGGAAAACGAGAAAGCGAAACACAAACGATGAGTCTGGGAATTGATCTAAAACCAACTGGCCTTAAAGAGGCGTTGAGAACGATCAATTCCATTGACCCTAAATTGCGTCGCGCTTACGGCAAGCAGATCCGTGAACTAGGCAAGGTCGTTGTTGACGCGATCACACCTTTGGTTCCGACGTCGTCGCCCACTCGAGGCATGGATGGCCAGTGGCGTACCGGGTGGAAAAACGGTCAGACAAAAAACGTCGTCGTCAAAACGAACACTCGAAAAGCCCGTAAACGAAACATTGTTAAAGGCGCACAATATGAAACCATTGGAACAATCACCGTCGGAACAAAAGGCGCGGCTCTCGCGATCGCTGACATGGCTGGCAAAAGTGGCGGTGGAGGCCGTGGCGGTCCGCGTAGTCGCCCAAACTTTTCGGGATTACTTACGCAAAAGATTGGTCGCGGTCCGTCGCGCATGGTTTGGGCTGGTGGAGAAAAAGCGATCCCAGACTTCCAAAAAGCCTTAGAGCCTGTTATCAAAGAGGTAATCTTTGAAGCGAACAAAGAATTGATGAAGGTGAACCGCTAATGGCAATTAACATTCCGATTCTTACCGAGTTCTCAGACTCAGGAATTAAAGCCGCTAAAGCTGCTTTCGGTAATTTTAAGACTGCCGTTGCTGACGCCGAGGGTGGAATGGGCAAGTTTAAGGCTGGCTCAAAAGTCGCTTTAGACGCCGTCAAAGCCAACGCTGGCAACCTTGCTATGGTTGGCGGAGCTGCAATCGCAGGTTTTGCGACAAAAGCAATCACAGCGTTTCAAGACCTCGCGTTAGCGTCAGGCAAATTTGCTGATGCCACAGGATTATCCGTTGAGGACGCGTCACGCTATATCGAGGTAGCAGGCGATCTGAGTATCCCGGTGGACGCCGTTGAGGGTGCGATCGGTCGCCTCAATAAAACGATTGGTGCGGACCCCGACAAGGTTCGTGATCTCGGTGTTGACCTTGTGTATCTCAATGACGGTTCGTTAGACGTCAACGCAACTTTCCTCAAAACCATTGAACGAATCAAAGGCATTAAAGACCCAGCCGATAAAGCAAGGGTCGCAGCTCAGCTGCTTGGCAAGGGCTGGCAGTCAATGGCCGAACTTATTGAGATGGGCGCGGACGATCTTAAAGCATCTTTGGATTCTGTTTCAGGCGCGCAAGTCATTTCGGATGAGGAATTAGAAAAGGCAAAAGAATACCGAGAAACTATCCAAGAACTTGGCGATCTTTGGAACTCTTTTGTGACTGGCGCTGGCGGTGCTTTTGTTGAAATCGCCAACGACTTAAAAGAATTGACTGGCAGTTGGGAAGGATTCGGAAACCAACTCAAAGAAGGTCCCGCTGGAATGCTAATTGGCGAAATTGCTGGGTTGTTTAACGACAACGAAGAGAACGCAAAAGCGGCTCAAGAAGCTGCGGAATCTCTTGGTGATGCTTATGCCGGGTATGTCAGTTCAAGGCTTGCAGAAAGTCGCGAGGATGTGCTTTTGTTAAACCTTGCACTTGAAGATCAAGAAGAACAAGTTGCTCAAACTGATGCTAAATGGCAGGCGTTAAAGGGCACATTAAAACTTCAAAGTGCAGTCGCTGACGCTAAAGAACAGTTAGAGCAACTTAAAGAAAAAGCGGTTGAAGCGTTTAACGGTTCTGATGATGCTTTAAGTGAATACGAACAAGGGCTGATTGACGCCAAACTAATGGTTCTTAATCTTGGCGACACAATAACGCTGACTAACTCTCAAAAGAATCAGATTCGAGTACTTGTTGATACTGGCGAAATTGAACGTGCTATTGGTTTAATTGACAGTATTGGCCTTGGCGGTTACACACCTGCAAATAATGCAATGCGTTTTCGTGGCGCTCGAGCAAACGGTGGTCCGGTCATGGGTGGCGGCACATACCTTGTGGGCGAGCGTGGCCCTGAATTGTTTACACCTGGTGCGTCTGGGAATATCACACCAAACAATGCGCTTGGTGGTGGCGGTATCACTGTCAATGTAAACGGTGGCGACCCCAACAGCGTCGTCAGAGCCTTGCAACAGTATGTCCGTCAGTCGGGCCCTGTGCCGGTCAACACTAGGGCCATGTAATGCCGAAAATTAGTTGGGTTTTAGAGCGACAGACACCGACGGTTGTGGATGTCACAAGTTCTGTTTTGTCGTTTAGTTATCAGCAAGGTAGACGCAACTACCTTGATTCCTACTCTGGCGGCATCTTGACTGTCACTTTGAACAACCAAACGAATGTGGCTCAATACTTTGGTTTTAACGACGAATTTAATTTAGAACAACCCACGACAGGTTATGGATGTACTTTCTGGGTGCAAAATGTTGTCTTCAACGATTACCCCGGCAACACAGGTATGTCAACAATAACCGTGAGCCTTGCTGACGTGCTAGCCCGCAACGGGCGCAATGTTGTTAATAATGTGTCGCTTGCACAAAAATCAACATTGAACCAACTTGAGGATCTATGGAGAACGAGTGGTTATCAGATCGGCGATGTTGCAAACTTTGGCGCTGGTCAATCTGTGGCAAGCGCCCAAACCTATACGGGTTCAGTTTTAAACTATTTTAATTTGATAACCAGCACTGAAAAAGGTGGCGTCCGCTTTCAGGGTGATGTAGTACAAGTCATTGCTCGAAACTTTATGGCTGATTTTGTGTCGGGTTTTACTTTTACACGAAACAGCCCAACCGCTTCAGCCATCGCCTATCAAACGCTAAACCACAACAAGGCTGGTCTGAACTTTATTAACAACGTGACTATTGCGCCACAGGGTTTAGCACAACAGACCGCAACAAATAACGCGTCGTTTACGGCCTACGGCAACGCTCAAGAAACGGTTACTACAGTCGACGCAACGACAACGCAGGCTTTAGGGCTTGCTCAATGGTTAGCGTTCAGCCAATCTGACCCAGAAACAGAATCTTGGTCGGTTGGTTTTGTAGATCTAATACAAAATCAAACAGCATTAAACGAATTTGTAGATGCTTTTATGGGTAGCGTTAATCAAAATCTAATCTGGGATTTGGTTTACCGTGTGCCGGGTGCAGGTTCAGACACAACCGAATCGGTTGCGATTGAAGGTATTGCTGTCAACGCAACCCCTGAGCAAACTACTTTTGAAGTATTTTTTAGCCCAACAACGTACTACCAGTTTTTTACGCTTAATTCGACAACTTTAGGTATTTTGGACACCAGCCGGCTCGGTTGGTAAAGGAGAAAACATTATGACGACCCCCCCAGACTTTACATCGGGCGCAGTCCTGACAGCGGCACAAATGAACAGCGTCGGCTTGTGGCTTGTCAAGTCACAAGCCGTCGGTACTGGGGTATCTAGCGTAACCGTAACTGGTGCTTTTTCGGCTGACTACGACAACTATTTAATCGTGGACAGTGGCGGTACATCGTCAGTTGATGGGCCATACCGTCTAACTTTTGGGGCTTCCGCAACCCAATACTATTGGGCTTTTATATATGGAAGTTTCTTAGGCGGCGCAGTGAACCTTGACGCAGGAAACAACCTGACATTTTGGAACTATGCAGGCGGTTCAGCAACAAGAAACGGATTTATAGAAGTTAACAACCCTTTTTTGGCGACAAACACGGAAATACGTTCAAGAGTAAGGTACTCGACTGTCTACGGAAACAATGTAGGTATTCATGGCGTATCAAGTTCTTTTACTAGTTTTACTTTGACAGCGGCTTCAGGAACAATGACAGGCGGAACAATCCGCGTCTACGGATACAGGAAATAATTATGACTATTGACGAATACAAAGCCCTTTACCCACAAGACGCCGTTTACATTCAAGTAGACGACACCGAACGCCTCATGACAGACGAAGAATACGAAGCATGGGTTGAGCAAGGTGTCTACAACAGCAACCATCCTTTGCCATGAAAACGCTTGCCGTGATCGCCGCTCTTGCAGTCGTCCTCATGTTTGTCGTTACAGGATGCACAGATCGCGTCCGAGGCAACTGCGAAACTCAACCCACAGGGCCCAGATGTGACACCTCAACAGGAGCAACAACACCATGAGAAAACGACTCACCAACTCAGAGATTAAAGCGCGCCTCGTCCTCATGGTCGGAGTCGCGCTGTCGCTCACTTTCATCATGTCAGTCGGCATGATCTTGTACTCACTCACATTTGTCGTGCAACCGCTCGAAGTGTCACCCAACGACCAGAATGGGTGGGACACCCTCTCGAGCATCATGTTGGTTCTGGCTGGGGCGCTCACGGGCCTATTGGCAGCCAATAATTTGAAGGACAAGGAACCCAAAGATGACATCTAGACCGTACACAGGGAACAAAGACGGCAACCATCCGACCGAACGACCCGGAACAAAACGCTTTGTCGAATTCATGGAATATTTGTTTGGCATGAAATCGCTTGGCATCTACGCCAACCGTCCAATGCGCGGATCAGCCAACCTCAGCGTCCACGCAACATGGCGCGCCGTGGACCTCAAAGGTAAAGGCACCGCCAAACAGAACGCGGACGCCCGTAAAGCGATGGTTGAATTCCTGTTTGCTCACCGCGACATTTTGGGCATAGAGGAAATTCATTGCTACGACGGCGTAGGTTGCCCGATCCCAAACCTCACCAAGTTTGGCGGTGGCTACCGATGCGACCGTGATGCGTTTAAGGCGTGGACCCCACAAAAGAACGCTGGCACCCCGATGGGCGACTGGACACACCTAGAAATTTCACCCACAATGGCAGATTCTGCCGAACTGGTAGAAAAGGCTTTCGCCAAGATTTTCGGTTAGGTCCTTGACAATCGGTTTGGGAGTCGGTCAAATGACTGGCAACCAAGTGCGTCCCCCAATAGGTGGACCCCGACCGCAGGAGGAAAGCAATGCAACCATCCCTTTTTGACGTTCTCGAAGTTCCAGCCGAGAAACTCAAATACGAAGCCTTCAAAGAAGCGAACCCGTGGGTCATTGAACGACTCACCAAAATGTGTTATGCGTTGTACAACAACGGCCACAACCATTACGGCATTGGCGCACTCGTAGAAGTCTTACGCTTTCAGCACTCAACCACTTACGACCCAAACAGTGAGTTCAAATTCAACAACAATTACCGCGCCTATCTGGCCCGAGAGATCATGCAAAACAACCCCATGCTTGACGGTTTTTTTTCAACTAGAAAATCTGTCGCAGACCAAACAGAGGACTACTAAATGAATTTTAAACGATTCTTACTTTTATCAATATTCACTTATGGAATATGCGCTTTGTGGGCGATCACAGGCGTACAAGAATCCTCGCCACTTTTAACCATTGCACCGCGCCAGACAATCACCCTTGGCGATCTATCACCCCAGCAGTTGCAGGACCGCACAGAGGAACTACTAGCAACAACCACAACCAGCACCAGCACGACCGTCTTAGCGTCGCCAAAGATTGCAGACGTACCGGCAGACACTAAATGCCAAGAATGGTTCCCTGAAGCAATCTCGGTTGGCTGGCCCAACAACACTGAAACATTGCAAAAACTAGGTCGCCTGCTTTGGAAAGAAACAAGGTGCCTAAACATCACACCGATGTCCAGTGACCCCGAACTAGCAGACCGTTTCAACGGCCACGACCACGGCGTCGCGCAGATCAACGAGATCCATACCAAGTACGTGGAACAAGTGTTCAATATGCCGTTCGCTGAAGCCATGTCTGATCCGACACTCAACCTCAGATTCGCCTACCTGCTTTATTCCGATATTGCTGAGGGTGGCGGTTGCGGATGGAAACCTTGGCGACTGTGTTAGCACGCTGGTGGGATTACGCAGCTTGTCGAGGCATGGACCTAAACCTGTTCATCTTTGAACCGGGTGAACGGTACTCACGCAAAAAAATTGCTGAAGCAAAAGCGGTTTGCGCGACCTGCATCGTTAGGCCGTCTTGCCTCGCCGAATCCCTCAAATATTCCACAACTCAACTTGAGTGCTACGGCATATGGGGGGGTCTTACATGGAAAGAACGACGCCAACTACAATCCAATCAAATCGTTGCCACACCGCTGGTGTACCGTGACGGCAAATACCGACAAATTAGGGAGCCCCGACCATGACCAAAGAATTAGCCGAATTGACCGCCATGATCTCCAAAGCCGATATTGCGATGAAAGCATCTATTTGGGAGATTGAACGCCTTAGGGACGACGTGGCGATGCTTAGAAAGGCGCTCTTTGAGTTGGCTTATGTTGCTGAAGAAAACGGCATCTATCTGTCCAACCTGACTCGGTCAACTCAAGATGCGATCGTGGCCATGAGGCTAGGCGGTTTCAAGTGAACTGCAACATTTGCGCGTCAGGTTTCAATTCGGCTGATATGCGTATGCGTACCGAATTACGCGGCATCTGTCTCAAATGCGCCGAAAAGTTTGGTTTCCAAGGAATGACAGTTGAGGAAACTGCCCGTTGCGTAGCCATGATTCGAGTAGTCAACAATCTTAAAAACCAAACGCCGGCACAGGCCCGACACATGAAGGACATGGAATCATGAGTTTTAATCTAGCCGACTACGCATCAGTACAAGAACGTCTCCCACTGTTTTGGAAAGATTGCTCACGCGGACGCATCGTCACCGAGATCATTGTGGACGACGGCACTCGAATTGTGGTACGCGCGGAACTATACGCCGACATAGCCGACGCAGTCCCGACCACCACAGGCTTCGCCGAAGAAATTCGTGGGTCATCTATGGTTAACAAAACGAGTGCCCTAGAAAACTGTGAAACATCGGCCATTGGTCGGGCCCTTGCGAACTACCAGTATCAGGGCTCAAACAAACGTGCCAGCCTTGAGGAAATGGTCAAGGTGTACCGCCAAGGACAAGAACCACAAACAACAACCAACGCGCCACAAGCTGCACAACCACGCACCCAAACCATCGGATCATCGGGTGAACCGCCGACCGCTAAACAACTTGGGATGCTTCGAGCCAAAAACTGGGAGGGTGCAGTCCCTGAAACCAAGCGTGAAGCGTCCGCACTTATTGACAGGTTGATGAACGGTGGCTGACCCGTCCGAGGCAGAGTTTCAAAAGGCTGTCATTACTCTTGCTAAGTTGCATCGCTGGAAAGTTATGCACACCCAACCCGCACAGATTCGCCCGGGTAGATGGATCACACCTAACACAGGCGACCAAGGCTTTCCTGATTTAGTGATGGTTCACCCGGCACGCGGCACCATCTTTGTTGAATTAAAAGCCATGAAAGGCGTGGTCAGCAACACTCAATGGGAATGGATCAACGCATTAGAGGACGCAGGACAAGAGGTCCACGTCTGGCGGCCCAAAGACCTAGACAAGATCAGCGAACGGTTAGCAAGATGACTTTGACAGTTGGCAGCCTATTTAGCGGTATTGGTGGGATTGATCTAGGTTTAGAACGTGCCGGTATGACTGTCAAATGGCATTCCGAAATTGACCCTTACGCGTGTCGTGTCCTTAAAAAGCATTGGCCCGATGTACCTAACTTGGGGAACATTAAGGAAATAGATTGGGCAAAAGTAGAACCAGTAGACGTCATTGCTGGGGGCTACCCATGCCAACCGTTTAGCACTGCAGGCAAACGACAAGGAGACAAAGATGAGCGACATTTATGGCCTTACTTCCTTCGAGCCATTAGCGAGTTACGACCACGATTCGCACTCTTGGAAAATGTACGCGGTCATCTCTCTATGGGGTTTGACAGAGTCCTTGGAGACCTTGCCGAAATCGGGTATGACGCGGAGTGGCAGATTGTTTCAGCAGCCAGTGTTGGAGCCCCTCATAGACGCGACCGAATCATCTGCGTGGCCTACCCCTCGGAGCAATACAGCAATGGCAAGTCTGATTACGCCCGAAATAGCGTGGGATCCGAAACGCTTTCCGAATTTGGAAACAGTGGTCGGTCAACGAATGTGGCCTACCCCAACTGCTGTGACTCGTCCAATGGAAGGCAATGTGCGAATGTACAGAGCAAAGGTACAAGCCGGCGAGATGACGGAAGCGGAAGCGGAAGCAATATTGGGCAAGTCAGTTTGGGAAGCCCAAGGCAAATTGCCGATGATGTGGCCGACGCCTACGGTGGACGATGCCAACAATGTGAACCCGAAACCCAACAGGTTCAAAGGGCTGGTTGCAGTTGTCAATCAATATCCAACTCCGATTGCAAACGGAATGGCGGGTGGGTCGGGGGCTTTCAACAAAGCTCAATCTTTGGAAGACTCGGGTCAGATAACGAAAGAAGAGAGGATTGCTATACAGGCTGGCAATGGTGGGAAACTGAACCCGACGTGGGTCGAGTGGCTCATGGGATTCCCTCTCGGGTGGACAGACTTAGAGGACTCGGAAACGCAGTCGTCCCACAAGTTGCCGAATACGTCGGACGACTAATCTTGCAATCACTGACCTGATACTGTCCCTTCACAACTGACACCATCAGAGCGCACAGAGGCGCTCACTAGCCCTTGTAGGAATCTGACCCCTGCTATGGGAACACTCGGTAACGAGGGTAGACGCTCACGCATTGTGAGCGATCAGCGTTCCCTAACGCAAAGGCGACTGGTTATCCACCGAACAAAACTAGACAGGCTTCCAGAGCGAGACATCGCCAAATAGTGGGGGACACAAACCACACGCGCAACCCATAACAAACGACGACAACCGAGCGAGTGCCCTTCTCGCTTGGGCGTCAGTTCCCTTGACCTTGACCTATGCTCTTGACATGAGCGGCAACCCCATCTACGGAACCAAACAATGGAAACAACTACGGGCCCAAGTCATCCAAGACGAACCCGTATGCCACTGGTGCAGGCGAAAACCCTCCACACAAGCAGACCACGTCATAGAAGTCGACGCCGGCATAGACCCTTTCGACAGAACTAACATTGTCGGATCATGCGCCAGTTGCAACGCCAGCCGAGGCGCTACATACGTCAATCGCAAAACCGCCGCTCGAATACAAAACCGCAACAACGCCACCAACGCAACGACCAAACC